TAATCATTCTCTTGCCATATTACTTTAGCTACAACTATTAGTGCATACACTATAAATACTGCTGTAGATACTATTATTATATCGTAAGAAATCTGCACTACGATATCACTAATTTCTTTAAACGTCATATTTACCTTCCTGAATGTTTAACAAATGTTCTAATGTATCTGCTTCATCTTTATCGTACCGTCTTTCAATAAACTTAGGTTCGAATAGAGAGTAATTACCTTTCTCATCACAGATTACTTCTGAATACGTTACGCCTATAATTGCATATAACCAATCCCCTCTGTCATTCCAAATTTCTTGTGTCAAGGCATCTGTAAGATTACCTACACCTACTGATAATTCACCATCTTCTGTTACACACAATAGTGAGCCAAATGTATCTTTATTGGCACCTGTTCCTTCCAAGAACTCAATTACTCTTAACTCACACTCAAACTCTTTCTTAAATTTTACACCACTAGTTGTAGTGCCATCTTTCCATATAAGGTTTACAGCTTTCAGCATAGTACCTTCACAACCTTTCTTTACAAGCTCTATGAAGTGCTCTTCGGCTTCTTCGAGGTTCTGTACAGTACGTGTATCAATGATACGTGTCCATTTAAGATTTGTTCCAAGCTGAATATCATCCATGTTTAGCATGTCATGGTGCAAATTACTTAACCGCTCCCAATACGGAATTGTGCCGCCATTACAGAGTTCTGGCAAACTTACTCTATCCCATACAACAAATACAGGATGTTCTTCAGGCTTAAAGCTGCCGCCTAAATTTACGCGTCTGATAATACCATTGCTAGTCTTACGCTCTAGAAACTCTCCATTTACTTCTACCAATAACTCACCATGATATTGAAATCCTCCTTTCATGTGAGGGTTTAATTCGTTGATTAAATCACTGTAAGCTTCAATAGGCATTGGCTGATAGCTACGAGATAGCATTGTTATATCACCAGCGCTCTTAGTGATATTTACAAACAGCCCATCCATCTTTTCCTGTGAATACGCAGGGAATTTAAAGTTCTCCATTTTAATATTCTTAGGTAAGCTGAATCTCATATACTTCTTGACAGGAATAAATTCATAGTCTCTAGCCTTATTAATAGACTTAGCATCAAAACCTGCTTCAAGGCTTTTATTAAGTATCATCTTAAACAGCAGTTTAGACTTTATAGACAGTGTGCTCATGTGCTCTAATACAGCATCTCGCGCAGCATGGCCAGTTAGCCTTCTCTTTGCTAAGTCATCTAATAAGTTAAATGTACTATTATCAAAGAGATAACCATTACTATCTAATGGAAAGGTAATATTTTTAATGCCATACATTATAAATGGGTTGTATGTGTGCCATACTACGTCTTCAAAGTTTTCGTCTTCAAAACCATACGCCAACATCTTAATTTTTTCATTCTTAGAAGGCTGTTCTTTAATAGCTTCTATTAAGTCGTAAATTTCATCACTGTTCATCCTATTCTCCGATAAAAAGGGGAACCGAAGTTCCCCTATAATTAATTCCACGCTAAATATTCATTCATACGGTAACCACTAAGGCCCCATTTATATGCTTCAACATACTTATATTTACGATACAATGCTCGTAATTGTTTCCTACGCTGTTGACTGTTACCTGATAGTACAAAATGACTAGGGCTAAGCGTGACAGGCAACGCACTCTCCTGCTGCGTTTGATTTGATTCCATTAGTAGTCCTAATATAATAAAGTGACTTAATACCTTCATCTTCAAATGCCATTTGGTGAATCTTAGAAATATAAGCTTCGCTTTCATCGGCACTAAAGAAAAGGTTAATAGATTGAGCCTGATCAATATATCTTTGACGAGCAGATGCAAGTCTAATGATTGCTTCAGGTGAGATTTCAAATGCTGTTTTAAACACAGCCTTTTCTTCATCAGTTAGATAATCTTCATTTTGTACTGAACCATTATCATCTACAATACGTTTCATTGCTGCATTTACATCTTCACCATGAGACTTGATAATCTCTCTAAGCTTAGGTGATGATCTAAACATTTTACCACCAGCAGTGTTTTGTACAAACGCATTCTTATAAATTGGTTCAATACCTTGTGACATACCACCAGCAAATAGCGCTGATGACAAGTTAGGCGCAATAGCTATTAAATGTGTGTTACGCATTCCATGACCACGACACCAATCGGGTTCGCCCCATTCGCGTGCCATCCATTTAGATGCATCTCTAGCTCTTTCACGTAGATGATAGAACATGGATTGACTGATATTATGCGCTTCAAAAGAATCAAAAGGAAGCATATTTTCTTGTAGGTAACTATGAAAGCCTAATAAGCCTAAACCTAATGCTCTAGACTTCTCAGAGAACCTGACAATACGTTCCATTCCTTTCTTTTTCTTGCCAATCTCAATTTGATCTTGATTGACACAGTCTAAGAATACAGTAGCAATAAAGACAGCATCTGTATCTTTCCATTGGTCATAATACAGTGCGTTCATTGAAGAGAGTACGCACGCAAATGTATATTCTTCTCCTCTGTATTCACCGCTAAATAATGCAATCTCTGTACATAAGTTGGATGCTTTAACTTCCAATCCCATAGACTGATACATAGGAGGATTAGCGCGGTTTACCTTATCAACAAAGAAGAAATACCCTTTCCCTAGCAGTCTAAGCTTCATTGCACGCTGGTAGCGTCTAATTGCATCAGAATCGCCTGCATTCATGCGTGCTATAAATGCATCACTTACAATCCAACCTACATTAGCATCATCAGGATACTTCATGATGTGTGTTACTAGTTCATCGAAGTCAGCATGATCAATTTCTAGATAGCCTGCCCATGCACCACGTCTCTGTGAGCCTTGAGAAATATCTTGTGCAACCTTTACAAAACCTTTAAATACCGGCAAAACTCCAGAAGCACTGCCAGCGACACCGCTGATAGCACTGCCACGAGGCCTAATATTGCCCATGTAATTAGAAGTTCCATAGCCTTGTTGACTAAGGACTGCAACTTCCTTTTGCTTTTCATAGAAATCATAAACATTATCCTCCACTGCACCGCCTGAACAACTTACAGGACATCCAAACCCTGTCCCCATATTTGCCATTACGGGCGTACTAGGTATTAACCAGCCTTGCCACATGATATCAAAGAACTTCTTTTCCCAATAAAAAGGATCAGGTGTATATGATGCGGCATGCTTAGAGATCCTTTTGTAAATAGATAAAAGATCTGGATACTCTGGAGAGATGTACTTCTCTTTTAATAATTGCCAACTGTTAGTAATAATCCAATCAGGTAATTTCCCCTCTGCTTGTAATCGTTTACGCTCTAAACTTAATTCTCTATACATTCTTCGGTGTCCATGTAAATTTGGCTTCTGCCCAGTCTCTACGGTAATCATTACCTTGTGCAATGAATGTGTCATGCAGTGTACTTGATTCAATATCCAAATAGAACCAATCAGCAATTGGATTATATTTAGGTTCAAAGATAGCTGGATAGCCTAGTCTTTCTAAACATATATCTAATCTAGATTGTACAAAAGTCTCTAACATCAAAGCATTAATACCAGGAATATCTCCTTTGTCAAAGATTTTCTTGATAATCTGTTTCTCATGTTCAAACAAGATCCATGCAGTAATCTCTAATTCATTAGCTAGCTTTTCATGTGATAAGTATTCTTCAGCTTCTATTGCTTCATGATATAGAGTGTTAAACAAATAAGCACCAGCTTGACTATGAATGTTCTCATCGATGGCCGAGAAATTAATTCCAGCATTGATGTTTTGAAACTTGTTCTTGCCATTGTTGTTAAACTGTTTAAGGAAAGCAAAACTAGAGTAAAGAATAGCACCTTCAATCATACTAAATACGCCTACTGATTTTAATTTATCATAGGTTGTTTCTGATTGTGTAGCTACCTTTTCTAACCATTCCATTCTATCTTTAAGAATAGGATCATCTAAATACGCTAGATAGAATTCAGGATTATCTAATCCTAATAGCTCATTAATCTTGTTGTAGAATGGTGCATGAATGTTTAGTTCAAACATTGCAAATACTGAAGCCATCCTTTGAACGTCTGGGCGTGGAAAATGCTTGCATATATAATCACGCCAATAGTTATTTCCAACATTAACTTCGTAATGTACAAACAGTAAGAGTACACTAACAATGCCATGATACTCAGCTTCTGTGCAATTTGTTCGTAATTCATGTATATCTTTCTCCACCTCTACTTCATCAGCAGTCCATAGAATAGATGTTTGTTCTTCAGCAAAATTAATCAATGCTGGGTAATCAGTACCGTAACACTCTCTTTCTTCGAGTATCTGTGCCATTTAAATCTCCACAAAGTCGTCTGGTTGCATAAAGATCGATGCTTCTAATCTACCTGTTGGATAGTCATAGTCAACACCTGGCACATTACCAGTTAGACCTGTAAACCTACTTTTTAATACTCTCATCTTAATGTGATTCCTAATTCTATCATCATCGTTTGACATATCACGAGCAAATGCTATAATATCATTCGAGATTTGTTTAATCGAGCCTGAGCCTTTAATATCATCTAACGAAGGCAGTTGACCTTCTTCAAATGACGTTTTACCTGTAGGCGTCTTTCTTAAATGTGATACTAGTCCAATCCAAACAGGATACCTCTTACATAGTCGTAACAAGTCATTCATTGTTTTGTCAATAGCTTCGTTACCAGTTAAACCATCGACACCTTCTGATACTAGAATTGTAATATGGTCAATGAATAAATATTTACAGCCAGACAATGCCATATATTCTAGTTTTTCAAATAATGTAGAATCTTCCATTGAGCCTTGATGATCAAGAACCATAATTCTATCATCACCAAATACAGCTCTAAAGCCTGCTTCTAATTCACTTTCTGTTAATTCTCTGAAAGATGGATTTACATTCAAAGGAATACCAGCAAGCTTACGTGTTGTTTCTGCAGGTGCCTCTTCAAGCGCTACTATACCTACCATCTCTTTAGTGGTATCTATAATATGCCATACAATTTCTCTCAATATAGTTGACTTACCTGAGCCAGTGCCGGATGTGAACAACACAATCTCGTTCTCACGCATTCCTTTAGTTTTAGCATTCAATGCATCTAAGCATGGAGGATATGGTATAGATTCAATATCATTATATGCTTTTAAAGCTTCCCATAATTCATCTCTACCTAAGATACCAACAGGTGTATATTTAGATGCTTCCCAAATAGCTACTAATAGCTGTTGTCCCCCTTTTTCTAGTAACATCTGACTTGCATCTTTTACAGGCAATTTAGCCAGTCTAACTTTATCTGCACCGACATATTTAATTGCATCAGCTTTAGCCTTTTCACCAGCTTCATCATTGTCTAGGCACAATACTACGGTATCAAAACCTCTAATCCAATCTCTGTGTGTAAGTAAAGTCTTAACATTAGATGCAGAAGGAATCGATACTACAGGATATATTTTGCCATACTTATCCAGTGAGGCTTGAGCAACAGCCATTGCATC